CACCGTGGCCCTGTCGGATTACGCGACGAAGGCGCGTCAGATCGGCGGCGATATCGGCCAGAGCCTCGTGGGCGCCTTCCGGTCGGCGGAGAGCGCGGTCGGCGAGTTCGTGAAGACCGGCAAGCTGGACTTCCGCAGTCTGGTCACCTCGCTGTTGGCCGATCTCGCCAAGCTGGCGGCGCGGCGCTTCATCCTCGGACCGATCGCCAATGCACTCTCTGGCGCGCTTGGCGGTGCGGGCGGCATCTTCGCGAACATCCTGCATGCAGGCGGCATGGTCGGAGCCACTGCGCCGGGCCGGATGGTCCCGGCGATGGCCTTCGCGGCTGCGCCCCGGATGCACTCTGGCGGTGTGGCGGGGCTGCGCCACGATGAAGTCCCGGCAATCCTGCAGCGCGGAGAGCGAGTATTGTCGCGGCGTGAGGCACAGAACTACGGCACGGGCGGCGGCGTAAATGTCACCATCATGGCGCGCGATGCAGAAAGCTTCCGACAGTCCCGCACGCAGGTCGCGGCTGACATCGCCCGCGCCGTGTCGATGGGTCGGAGGGGCATGTGATGGCATTTCACGAAGTCCGGTTTCCGGACAATATCAGCAGAGGCGCGCGAGGCGGGCCGGAACGCCGCACGCAGATCGTCGAATTGGCCTCGGGTGACGAAGAGCGCAACGCCAGCTGGGCGAACTCGCGCCGCCGTTACGACGTCGCTTACGGCATTCGCCGCGCTGACGATCTGGCGGCGGTCGTTGCCTTCTTTGAAGCACGAAACGGTCGGCTATATGGTTTCCGCTTCAAGGACTGGGGTGACTACAAGTCCTGCTTGCCCTCAAGCACACCATCTCCCATCGACCAGGCGATTGGCACCGGCGACGGGACGACGGCCGCATTCCAGCTGGTCAAGCGCTACTCCTCGGGTGCTCAATCCTGGACGCGCGCCATCGCCAAGCCGGTGGCGGGCAGCGTGCGCATCGCAATTGGCGGCGTGGAGCAGCCCTCCGGCTGGTCCGTCGATACCATGACCGGCGTGGCCACTTTCAGCGCCGCACCGGGAGCTGGCGTCGCGATCACCGCAGGCTTCGAGTTCGACGTGCCGGTTCGTTTCGACACGGACACACTGGGTGTAACGCTGGATCTCGAACGGCTCGGCTCGATCACCTCCATACCATTGCTGGAACTCCGTCGATGAAAAATATGAACCCTGATCTGCAGGCCCATCTCGACGAGGGCACAACGACGATGTCCTGGTGCTGGCGGATTGCCCGCGCCGATGGTGTGACCTTCGGCTTCACCGACCACGACCGGACGCTCAGCTTCGACGGCACCGAGTTCGAGCCCGAGAGCGGGCTGACGGCGTCCGAGGTCCGTTCGGGGTCCGATCTCTCGGTCGATGCGCAGGACGCCGAGGGCGTGCTGACCTCAGACCGGATCACCGAGACCGACATTCTCGATGGCCGCTGGGACAACGCGGAGGTCGAGGTCTGGCGCGTGAACTGGGCGGACACCGGCCAGCGCGTGCTGATGCGCCGGGGTGCCATTGGCCAGATCCGGCGTGGGCGGCTGGCGTTTTTGGCCGAGGTCCGGAGCCTTGCCCATGTCTTGGGCCAGACGGTCGGGACGACGTTTCAGGCGACCTGTGACACCGCGCTTGGCGATGCGCGCTGCGGGGTCGATCTGGAGAACTCCGCGTTCAGGGGCATAGGTGGCGTCATTGATCTCCTGCGCGACCGGGCCTTCACCGCATCGGGGCTCGGCAGTTTTACCTCCGGCTGGTTCACCTTCGGCACGGTCGAATGGACCGGTGGCGCAAATGTGGGGCGGCAGGCAGAGATCATCGCACATGACCTAACTGACGGCATCGCAGTGCTGACGCTGCTCGAAGCACCAGTGCGATCTATCGCGGGCGGTGATGCTTTCACCATTCGCGCAGGCTGCGACAAGCGTATCGAGACCTGCAGCGCCAAGTTCGCCAATACCGCCAATTTCCGGGGTTTCCCGCACATCCCCGGCCAAGATGCGGTTCTCCGCTATGCCACCAAGGATGGCGGGCACGAGGGGTCCGTGCTTTGACCTCCGCTGATCCCGCACGCGTCATCACCATCGCGCGGTCCTGGCTCGGCACGCCGTATCACGATCAGGCCAGCCTCCGGGGCGTCGGCTGCGACTGTCTCGGGCTGGCGCGCGGGATCTGGCGCGAAGTCGTCGGCCCCGAACCGTTCCCGATCCCGCCCTACAGCCGTGACTGGGGCGAGACCGGACCGCGCGAGGTTCTTGCGGATGGCGCTCGGCGCATGATGCCGGAGATCGCCACTTCTGATGTTGTTCCGGGCGCGCTGGCCCTCTTTCGCATGAAGTCCCGCGCCATTGCCAAGCATGTCGGGATCCTGACCGGGCCCGACAGCTTCCTCCACGCCTATGAGCGCCTCGGCGTCGTCGAGGAACCGCTCACCCCATCCTGGCGGCGGCGCATCGCCTTCGCCTTCCTGTTCCCGCAACGCTGAGATCCCCACATGGCCACCCTCGTTCTAGGTGCTGCTGGCGCTGCCATTGGCGGCAGCATTGGCGGCGCGATCCTCGGCGTCAGCGCTGCCACAATCGGTGGCTTCATCGGCTCCACCATCGGCTCGGTCGTCGACAGCTGGATCGTCTCGTCGCTGGCGCCGACCCAGCGGATCGAAGGCGCGCGGCTGGACAATCTGCGCATCACCTCGGCCACCGAAGGGGCGGTGATCCCGCGCCTCTACGGCCGCATGCGGATCGGCGGCAACATCGTCTGGGCAACGGATTTCCGTGAGGAGACGAAGACCACCACGCAGGGCGGCGGCAAGGGCGGCGGGGGTGGCGGCAAGGTCAAGACGACCGAGTATTTCTACTATGCGAGCTTCGCGGTCGCGCTCTGCGAGGGTCCGATCACCGGCATTGGCCGCATCTGGGCCGACGGCAAACTGCTGGACACCGCCGGGATCACATGGCGCTGGTATCCGGGCGATGAGAGCCAGGCGGCAGATCCGTTCATCACAGCCAAGATGGGCGCGGCCAACACGCCCGCCTATCGCGGCACCGCTTATGTCGTCTTCGAGGACCTGCCGCTCGGCAACTATGGCAACCGCATCCCGCAGCTGAGTTTCGAGGTGTTCCGTCCGCTTGCAGATCCGGACACTGCGGAGGGTCTCACGCAGGCGGTCACCATGATTCCTGCATCTGGCGAGTTCGCCTATGCCACGCAGGGTATTCGCAAGGGCAGTAGCGGGTCGTCTGAGCCCGAAAACCTCAACGCGCTGACCGACACCGCCGACATGGTGGTGGCGCTGGACCGGCTGCAGGCCATGGCCCCAAAGGTCGAGAGCGTATCACTGGTGGTCGCCTGGTTTGGCGACGATCTGCGCGCGGGCTCCTGCAAGGTGCGACCCGGGGTTGAGGTGACCGCCAAATCGACCACGCCGGTCACCTGGTCGGTAAATGGCGTCAGCCGCGCCAATGCATTCCTCGTCAGCCGCGATGATCAGGGTCGCCCGGTATATGGTGGCACGCCCGCCGATTTCGCGGTGGTGCAGGCGATCCAGGAGATGAAGGCGCGAGGACTGCGCGTCACCTTCTATCCGTTCATCCTGATGGATGTGCCGCCCGGCAACACGCTGCCGAACCCGTTTTCCGACAACGCCGCCGAGACCGGCCAGCCCGCGTTTCCCTGGCGCGGCCGGATCACCTGTTCTCCGGCTGCTGGGTACGCCGGATCGGTGGATAAGACTGCCACCGCCGCGACGCAGATCACTGCGCTATTCGGCGCGGCGACGCCCGCGAGCTTCAGCGTCTCGGGCGAGAGCGTCAGCTGGACCGGCATGCCCGGTGACTGGGGCCTGCGGCGCATGGTACTGCACTACGCCCACATTTGCGCGGCGGCGGGCGGGGTCGATGCCTTCCTGATCGGAACAGAGATGCCGGGGCTGACCACGATCCGGTCGGGCGCATCCACCTATCCGGCGGTGCAGGCGTATCGGGATCTGCTCGCCGATGTGCGCTCAATCCTCGGGTCCGGTACCAGAATCGGCTATGCGGCTGACTGGTCGGAGTATTTCGGGCACCAGCCGGGTGACGGCAGCGGCGACGTGTTTTTCCACCTCGACCCGCTCTGGGCCGATCCGGAAATCGATTTCATCGGCATCGACAACTATATGCCGCTTTCGGACTGGCGCGACGGCTTCGAGCATGCGGATGCGGCCGAGGGCTGGCCCGCGATCTACGACCGGTCCTATCTGCAGTCGAACATCGCGGGCGGGGAAGGCTTTGATTGGTTCTATGCCAGTGCCGCCGATCGCTCCGCACAGGTCCGGACGCCAATCACCGATGGTGCTGCGGCAAAGCCGTGGGTTTTCCGTTACAAGGATCTGCGCGCATGGTGGTCAAATGCGCATTACGACCGTCCAGGCGGGGTCGAGAGCGGAACGCCGACGGCATGGGTGCCGCAATCCAAGCCTATCTGGTTCACTGAACTTGGCTGTCCCGCCATCGACCGGGGCACCAATCAGCCGAATGTCTTCTTCGACCCGAAGTCTTCCGAGAGCTTCACGCCGCATTTCTCGCGGGGCTGGCGGGACGACGCGATCCAGCGGGCCTATCTCGAGGCGACCTATCTCTGGTGGAGCACGCCCGCGAACAACCCGGAGTCGTCCATCTACTGCGGCCGGATGGTGCATGTGCCTGAATGCGCCGCATGGACCTGGGACACGCGGCCCTATCCGTTCTTTCCGGCGCTGACCGACGTCTGGACCGACGGCGCGAATTGGCGGCTCGGCCACTGGCTGACCGGACGGCTTGGGGCCGTATCTCTCGCTGCCCTCGTCCGCCACCTTTGCCTGCGCGCAGGAATGCCCGAGGCTCGGATCGACGTTACCGGTCTCTGGGGTGCCGTCGAAGGCTACGCCATCGGCGCGCTGGAATCCCCGCGCGCCTCAATCACCACGCTGTCGCGGCACTTTGACTTTGACGCTGTCGAGACCGAGGGCATGATCCGTTTCGTCATGCGTGGGCGGGCTTCCATCACCAGCATCGCGCCCGACGATCTGGTGGCGGCCCGCGAGGGCGATGTGCTGGAACTGACGCGGGGCCAAGAGACCGAACTGCCGCAGGCCCTGAAATGGCAGGTGGCGCGGGCTGACGAGGATTACGATGCCGCACAGGTCGAGGCCCGGCGCATCACCGTGGACACGACCCGCATCGCCTCAGAGAGTTTCCCGATGGCGGTCCCGCCAGAGGAGGCAGAGCGTCGCTGCCGCCGCGCGCTGATGGAAGCCTGGACCGGTCGAGAGACGGCAGCGTTTCGCTTGCCGCCGTCGCGACTGGCGCTCGATCCAGCCGATGTCGTGACGCTCAGCCATGACGGGCGACAGATCCTGCTGCGGCTTGTCTCCATCGCGGATGCGGAGGCACGCGGGATCGAAGCTGTCCGTCAGGATCGCGAGGCTCACGATCTGCCACCCGGAGCACCACGTCCATCGTCCCTGTCAAAAGCCGTGGTGTTCGGCGCACCTGAGGTGGTGCTGCTGGATCTGCCACAATTGACCGAGGATCAGGCGGCCCATCGGCCGTTCGTTGCAGCCCATGCGGTTCCGTGGCCAGGTGAAATGGCGGTGTTTCGCAGCCCGACGACGGACGGTTTCGATCTGCTAACCACCTTCGGCGGCCGTGCCCGGATCGGCGCGCTGGTCTCGGATTTTTATGCTGGTCCCAAATCACGGTTCGATCTCGGCAATGCGCTGGTGATCGATCTGCTCTCCGGCACGCTGGAAAGCATCACCGAGCTGGCGCTGTTCGGTGGGGCCAATGCGCTGGCCATCGAAAGTGCGCCCGGTTCGTGGGAAGTCGTGCAGGCGGGCGTTGCCGAGTTGATCGCGCCGGGGCGCTATCGCCTGACGCGACTGCTGCGTGGCCAGCGCGGCACGGAAGAGGCCATGGTCAACCCGGCACTCACTGGCGCGCGGGTCGTGGTGCTCGACGCTGCGCTGGCATCACTACCAATCGCCGAGGCCGATCTCGGGCTTCCCTGGAACTGGCGCGTCGGTCCCGCAAGCCGGTCTGTCAGCGATGAGACCTATGTTGCAGCCAGTTTCACCCTCGAGGGCGCTGGGCTGCGGCCCTTTTCCGTCGCTCATGTGGAACAGCCATGGCGCAGACCGCGCACGCCGGGCGATCTGACGATCCGCTGGACACGGCGGTCGCGTGCGCTCGCGGCAGACAGCTGGGTTGCGGTGGAAGTGCCGCTGATCGAAGAGGTCGAAGCCTATGAGGTCGAGATCCTCGATGGTGCAACGGTCAAGCGGGTGCTGAGCGCGACCACGACCAGCGTGATCTACACGGCCGCCCAGCAAACCACCGATTGGGGCGGGCTGCTCGCGCCCGGCGACACGCTCGACATCCGCATCTTCCAGCTCTCCGCACTGATCGGGCGGGGTGCGGCCAAAACCGTCACGCTAACCTTCTGAAGGCCAACCCATGTCCGACACCAGTACCAAACTGCTACTGCCCTACATCCTCGCGGCGCAGGCCCAGAAGCATGTCACCCATAACGAGGCGCTTCGGCTGCTCGACGGACTCGTCCAGCTTTCCGTCCTCGACCGCGACCTGACCGCGCCGCCCGGCAGCCCGGCAGACGGCGACCGATACATCGTCGGCTCGGGCGCGACGGGCGACTGGGCGGGTTGGGACCTGAACGTCGCGATGTTCACGGATGGGGCCTGGCTTCGCCTGCTGCCCCAGACCGGCTGGCGGGTATGGGTCGAGGATGAAGAATTGCTGCTAGTCTACGACGGTACTGGCTGGGTCGGGACGACCCCGTCTTCTCTGCAGAACCTTGCGCTGTTGGGGCTGGGCACGACCGCCGATGCCGCCAATCCGTTTTCGGCCAAGCTCAACGCGGCGCTCTGGACCGCCAAGACTGTGGCTGAAGGCGGGACCGGCGATCTGTTCTACACCATGAACAAGGAGGCCGCTGGCGACGATCTCGGCCTGACGCTCCAGACCAACTTCGTGACAAAGGCGCTTGTCGGTCTCTTCGGGTCGGACCAGTTCCGCCTCGCGGTTTCGACCGATGGCAGCACCTTCTTCGACGGTCTGATCGTGGACAACGCCAACGGCATCGTCGGGCAGCCGCAGCTGCCACGCTTCAAGGCTTACACCAACTACGACAACTATGTCGGCGTCGGCACCTGGGCCAAGATCGGCCTAAACAACACCGATTATAACGATCAGGGGGCCTTCGACGCTGGAACCAGCCTCTTCACCGCTCCTGTGGACGGGACCTACCTGTTCGGCGCGACGCTGCTCTACAAGATCAACTCCAGCGCCACGGCCCGCATGCGTGGGCGGCTGGTGCTGAACGGCAGCACGGAAATCCGGGGTTCCTTCGGCGAGATCTCCGCCACCCACGTCACGCTCGCCACCGCCATCTGGCTGCAGACCATGGTGACGCTCACTGCGGGTGATACCGTCGAGTTGCAGGGGTATTTCCGGGTCGCCGACGGCTACTTCGCCGCCGACCACACGTCCTTCTGGGGCTGCAAGGTCGGCTGAGCGGCGGGAGGATTTCTAATGACACCACGCCGATCCGATCAGGGCTTCGTGCGCATGCCGGACGCCGATTTCGAGGCCATGCTGGCACGCGCTGCCGAGAAAGGCGCGAAGCGAGCACTCACCGACGTTAGCCTCGACGGCAACGAAGCGGCGCTGGATATCCGGGATCTGCGCTCGCTTGTTGACTGCATCCGACTGGTGCGCCGCACCGCAATGCAGACGGCAGTCCGCATGATCACCACCGGCGTGATGTTGGCGCTGCTCGCGGGTATCGCGATCAAGCTCAAGATCTTCGGCAGCGGTCCGTAGCCGCCCATCGCGACAATTCACGCACCAACCTGAACCCGCCCATTTGGCGGGTTTTTTCGTTTCTGGAGGATACCATGACTACGACCTTTTACGACCATTGGCGCGATGTGCCGGAGAAAGCCTGGCGCTGGCCGAATTTCAGCCCGGCCGAGATTGCCTGCCGCGGCACTGGAAAGTTGCTGATCAATGAACCTGCGCTCGACAAGCTGCAGGCGCTGCGCAATCGGCTAGGCAAGCCGCTCATCGTCCGCTCGGCCTATCGCAGCCCGGAGCACAACCGTGCCGTTGGCGGCGCCACCCGCTCGAAGCACATGGATGGTGCGGCGTTCGACTGAGAACGGCGGTGCAAAACTCGGCCACGGTAGCGGCGGGATAGTCCTGCTGCGGGCGGTGTAAAAACCGGCCATTTTGCTCTTCTTGTGACGGCAAGAGGGGCGTGGAGATGCATACCGTGGATT